CAGGCATGGCTGAACTCCTTCATGTAGTCTTCAAATTTCTCGCCATACAACTCCATGACGCTGCCTGCATCTTCTGTCGCACGACGAGTGCCGTGGCACAGCGCCACGGTCATCAGCACAACGTCATAGTACCCTGCACGCCAGACAAATGACCGTGCATCGGCCTTGCCTGATCGCTCGGCCTGGTCGGATGCCTGCCACTTCAGGATCATGGCGGCCACTATGGGTGCGAGACTGTGGGAGTTGGCAATCCAAAATGTGTTCTGGTTCATGCCCACCAGGGTGTTCCAGATCACCGCATTGAGGTCTTCGCGCTCGACTGGATCACCGTCTGCGACATCATCAAAGACCTGGATGGCCCCATAAAGCATGAGCAGCCATTCAACGGCTGGCGTTGGGAGCGCGAAAACCCTTTGCAGGTTCACTCTCAACCAATCGACACCAGACATGCGCAGCTCCTGTTCAGGGTGAGCTGCTGGCGGCTCGATAGGCTCAGCGGCTGCATTTTCCCACATTTCGGCATCCCGTCAATCCTCGTATTCTTCCCGGTCTTCCCAAGCCTGGCAGACGCGCATGTCGTTGCAGATAAAGTTCAGCTTTTCACAGTGGCCACGAAAGCCTGCGCCTTTGTCGTAGGCTGCCATCGGAATACGCTCGATCTTGACTTGGGCCATAAAACTGTTGTCGTAATACTCGCAATTTGAGCAATGCTTGCGCCGTGCGTCCTTTTCGCTGCACTGCATGGCCTCGGCCAGCCCTGCGTAAAACTCTTTATTTGCGCCTGGCTCATTGGTTGGCATCTCTGGGCCGTAGTTCCAGTCCTGCACCGCAATGACGTAGTTCTTCTTGTTTTCTGCCGTGGTGATGAATTCCTCATCCATTGGCAGGCCCATAAAGCCTTTGGGCATCATCATGAATTTGTCCATGCTGTTCTCCTTTAAGTGATTTCTCGGCCAGATGCGCGGATTGTCAACGATGTGGCTGCGCTGGCGATGGTGGAGATGAAGCCACTCGGCTCCAATGCCTGGCCAACCAGTTCTGGGAAAGTGTAGGTCTCATCCGGTACGATGCTGCGGGTGTCCACGATCAAGTTGTTCGTGCCTGCACTGCCGCCACTGGTCACCAGGTTGACGCTGATGGTCACATTTGCTGCGCTCGTGTTGGTGGCAGTGAACTTGTCGATGATGGCCTTGCAGTTGGTGGCCGTGTACTGAGTGGTCTGGCTGTTCTCGGCCTGCTTGGCAGGAATCAGCACTTTGATGATGACGGTCATTGGACACCTCCGATGTTGTTGTTGACTGTGAGAATTATGGACGGAATACCTGGGTGCGGTGCAGCCGCAGGAAAGGCAGTAAGCACGGCGCTCAGGTCGCTGACAGAAAACATCAACTCGACATAATCGTTGGCCTTGAGGTTAAAAAAGTAATTTAACGACGAGAAAATTTCAGAGTTGTTGCCTTGAATTCTGATCTGGCTTGCGCTGTTTGTCACATCCACGCCGTTGAGCCGGAACCAAAAATAGAACTCAGCAGTGCCACCTGTGGTTTTGTCCAGTTGAAACGATGTATCAAAGTTGTAGATTCCCTCGCTGTCCACAATGATGCGCGAGGTGGGAGAACCAAGATAAACACCGTTGCTCAGGTCTGTCGTGTTGAACGTAATAGCCGTCGCAGTATTGATGACCGTTGCCGGTTGCGTGGTGGTGTCGTAGAACGATCCGTAGCGGCTGCGCTTAAACTCCCTTGGCGGTGGGGTCATTTGCAAACCCTCAACGGCTGCGGTCAGTTTATTTAACAGCGCCAATGCTTGATTGGCTTTGTTCTCGGATGACGCAATGCTGACAGAGGTTTCTTGTGCCAATGCACTGATCTGAGCCAGTGCCTCGTTGGCTGTGGCCGCCGCCGTGTCTGCCTGATACTCAAAGTCCGTTCCGACAATAACCTGGAGCTGATCGACGGCAGAGAACAGCAGCTCGAACTGCCTGATTTGCTGCTGGTCGGTCAGAAACTCCGCGAGCTGATCGCGGGTCAGATTCAACTTGCGGGATTGTGGTGCGGTTGCCATCAGTATGCCAACGCCTCGATCTGTGCCTCAAGCCTAGCAAAAGACACATGGGCATCGCTGTCGCCTTGGAAACGCTGGATGCGCCAGTTGCGCATGTGCCCCTGCTGGAACCATGCTAGGCGCTTGGACGTGCTGCCAATCGTGCCAACAGCAATGCTGCGGTCTTGACTCCAGGACAGGCCGTTCACGCTATAGCTGGTGCTGATCTGCGGGTTCTTGCCCAGCGCCACGCTGCCGGTCAGTGCGACCAGCTCAAGGCGGTTGAAGATTGCGCCATTGCCTTCGTTGTAGACGATGACCGTGCCAAACTCCCAGCGCACTTGCTGGCCCCAGTGGTGGCCGGTGTCTTGCACAAGGTAGCCGATTGAGCTGGACTGCGGATCGCCGACCAGCCACTTATCGTATATCCAGACCATATTGCGTGCCCGGTACTGGCTGAAACCGACCACTGTGGTGGTCAGAGTGAACCAGACGGGCTGCTCCAGAGCCTCAGATGCTGAGGCATCGTAGACCACCGTGCGATCTGGCAGATGGACGTAGAGGTGCTGGTGATTCTTGTCGTTGCGTGCTTCCAGTTGAACCTTGACCAGTTGCGCCTCGGTGTACTGAAGCAGTAAATTGTCGATTTCCTGCGTGCTGATTTTCTGGGTGGTGGCCGCCGCGCCAAGGTAGATGCCTGGGGCTTCATTGCGGCCACCGCCCAAGAAGGCAATGCGTTCCAAGTAGATGCAGCAGGCATGCGTGCCAAGAGCGCCCTTTTGGACTTGTGCGCCATCAATGCGTGCAAATGGGAACAGCTCTCCTCCCACGTTGTCGAACACCTCCTGGGTGTTGCTGTTCAGTGCATAGACCTCGTTGCGCAGCTTGATGAGTGCCACAACAGGATCAGGGTCAACTTCTGAACTGCCATATTTCAGGGGGTTGACCTGGGTCGGGTCTGACAACTCGGTGACTACCAAATTGGCACCGTCTGTGGTCATGAAATAGCCGTCAACCCAGCAGAAGTCCAGCACCACGCCAAGGTCTGGGTCAGTGACTTGCCGCAAGATCGGAGCAGTTGGGTTCCAGCCTATGGTGCCTGGCGTGTTGACTGGTATCCAGTAGTACAGTCGCCCACCGGATGCAATGGCCAGCACATCAAAGCTGTAGTCCATTGTCACCAGCTCGGTGGTAGGCCCACCAACATCGCCCAGCACGGTCACAGCACCATTGCTGTCCACCGACACCAGCTTGGTGCCCATCACGCGATAGCAGACGCCATTCCAGTTGATGCCGCCACGGTCAACGCCTGGGCCTGTGCCGTTGGCCACGATGCCATCGCCTGGGCGCAGGAATCCATTGCTGATGCCTGACGCCTTTGGCACCGGCACCATGTTCACAGGGTATGCGGTGCGCAGCTCTGGCGTGCTGTCAGTATAGATGCCGCTTAGGATTGGAACTTGCATGGCATCACTTTTTGGCTTTGTTGCGTGCTGAGATTGCCTTGGCCTTGGACCGCGCATCCTCCTTGGAGCTTGCGCCCCAGGCCTTCAGACTGAGCAGCAGCCTGGTCGGCTCGCCGTTTTTCATCTCTGGGCCAGGCATGTTGCCCATTCGAGCCAGGAAGCTGGCTCGCCTCGGGTTGTCACCCGACTTAACAGGCGGCTTGATGTTCTGGCCTGCAGCCTTCAAGCTGGCGCGACCAGCAGCGTTCAAGCCGCCCTTTGGATTCTGCCCTTCTTTGCGCTGCCATGCCGGTGTTTTCATCTGTACCTCGCCACTTTTGCGGCCACTTTCTTGGGCTGCTTTGCAAATTGTTTTCCCTTGGATGTGGCCTCGCGCTTGGCGCGGGTTGTTGCAGCGTACTCAGCCGGGGTCAAAGCCTTGATGGCCTTTTCGGGCAGATAACGCTCTCCCGTCTCGCTGGACGGCTTTCCAGACTTGGTGCGCCAGTTCTGTGCACTCCAGTCCTTGAGCGATTTCTGCGTGGCCTTCATGACTTGTAACCTCCACCTTTGGCCTTGTATTGCTTGGCCAGCAACTGCGCCTTGCGAGCTGACCATTGCCCAGCTTCAGTGCCCTGCACAGCCTGCCCTTTGATCTTCTCAAAAAGGTTCTTGCGCATAGTCGGCTTGGTGTAAACAGCCGCCTTATTGACAGAGGACTTGGGCTTGGTTGCCATTACGCGGCCACGCCTTTGATGACCGCAAAGTTCAAAACGGGCTGCTCGGTTGTCGTGCCACCCGTGGTGCGGAATGTGATGTTGAAACTTCCAGCACCAACTGCTGTGACCATCAAGTCATAGAGATCTGTGCCTGATTTCTGGTTCAGGATGATGACATCGGTTGCTGCAACGGTGCTATTGGTCACGGTAAAGGTCGTCGCGACTGTTGTGCCTGCTGCGCTGAACAGGGTTATCGCACCAGAGGTTTTATTTAGTGTCACGCCGGTGGTGCGGCTGGTTCCTTGGGTTACTGCACCGCCTGCGCCTGTGGCATAGCCCACGCCAGCCGTTCCGGATGAAGTGACTGCACCAGTTACTGCCAGACTTGTGCCTGTGGCTGCGCCAATATTGGGCGTGACTAGTGTGGGGGTGTTTGCAAAAACTGCTGCCCCTGTGCCAGTTTCATCGGTCAACGCAGCAGCAAGATTGGCGCTGCTTGGGGTTGCCAAGAATGCGGCCACATTTGCGCCCAGGCCACTGATGCCTGTCGTAACTGGCAAGCCGGTGCATGATGTAAGAGTGCCTGATGTCGGAGTGCCAAGTATTGGTGTGATTAACGTCGGGGTGTTGTTGAACACCAGCACGCCTGTGCCGGTCTCGTCGGTCATTGCTGCACGCAAATTGGCACTGGTTGGGTTAGCCAACCAAGTTTGCACACCAGCGGCATAAACAGTCTCAGCGTTGATCTGATACCAGGAATTCGTTGCCTGGTAGAACCTGATTGCTGTTGCGGTGCCAGCGGCCAGCGAAGTTACTCCACCAAAAATAGCAGTCGCGCCATTCAGCGCAATGGTCAGCGAGGTGATCTCTTGCGTGGTCGTAATCAGCACCGTGGTGCCATCAGGAACGCCAGTGTTCAATGGCAGGGTGATCGTGCCAGTGGCCAGTGTGCCAGCAGGCTGCAAGAGCATCCACTGGTCATTGCTGACGGGTGTTGGCACAGTGATGTTAAAGCCCGTCCCAGGAACGTACAGGTTTGTAGCTAAGGTCGGAGATGCAAACGTCTGCTGGAAATATTGCAGAAGCTGCGTAACCGAGACCCTGCGTGCGTCACCATTGTTGGGCACATAGATCGGGAGCTGATCGCCACCGGATACTTGAGAAATGGGCGATAGTTGATTGATTGTTGGCATGACTGCTGTTCCTCAGTAGTATTCGATTGGGCCGTCTTGACCGGCCAGGACGGGATCGGCTGGTGGACGAATGAAGGGATTGTCGTAAACGCGCCATGGCTTGTTGCCTGCGCCTGCTGGCATGGTGCTGGGCAATTGCTGCTCCATTGGCATGGCAGCACGGGACAGAAGCGTGTTGTACGACTCTTTGGCCGTGACCTTGGTGTCAGGCATTACCTGCTTGCCGTAGCTCGGGGCCAGCTTGATGGCCAGGTTGGTGTAGATGGCCTCATTGGAGCTGTCGGGCACGTTGGTCTGCTCGTCCAGATCACTGTCTTGGGGGCTGGATGGCAGCGGGTATGCCAGACGAATGCCCAGGGCATTCCAGGCGGCCAGCATGGTATCCAGCCTGCGCAGAGCAGACTGCATTTGCTCTGGGCCGAGGTCGAAGGCGTAGGAGGCCAGGCCAATCTCATCGAAAGCCTGCTCAATAAATTGGCGCTTGGTCCATCCCATGTCATTCTCCTGTAGACAGTCTGTCCTGGATCAATTGTCCCAGCTTTTTGTCCTTTGTGCGACCATCAAACCTGATTCCAAGTTCTGTGGCCTTAGCCTCCAGCTCAGTGCGGGTTGGGGGCGCATCGTCCTGCGGTGCAGCTTGCACCTCAATGATTGGGGCATCAATGCGGGATGGGTAATACTGCTTGATCGCTTTGCGCTCAAGCATTGCAATCTTTTTGGCTTTGCGCTTTTGCAGCCGCAACTCTCGCCACGGGGCGAGAGTTTTGGTCTTGACGATTGCGGCTGACTTAATCATTTCATCTTCTTCATCGGAGCTTTGCTTGGCTTGCCTG